ATTACTCACTTTTTTATTCCATATACCTCCTTAAAAATTAATACATTACTTTATATACATATATACAATAAACATTATTTATATAAATAATCAAGTGTAAAAATGGAAATAGATAAAAATATGTTAGTAGAAGCAATAAAAAATAGCAGTATTATACCTGCTAAACAAAAAAGTACTTTAGAAATTTTGTGTTTATCTGAATATCCATTAACTGCTAGTGATATTGAAAAAAAATTACACTCTACAACTCAAAGAATTCATTTTAGTTTAAAATCTCTGTTAAAAAGAAATTTTATTATAAGAGAAAAGGATGGTCGTTATGTTTATCGTCCTAACTATTCAAGAGTAGAAGAGCTTATAAAGCGCCAAAAAGACACGATAAAAAATTAACTTGATTTTTTATAAAAAAGAACTTGATTTTATCATTTTTCCCCTCTATACTAACCTCATAAGGCAAAAATAAAACGCCTTAAGATTTGGACCTTAAGACGTTTTGAAAAAAAAACAACCCTATGCGAGGATTATATGGAAAATATCTCAATTTTACCTTTACGTCAAGCCCAAATTGAAAATCACAAGAAAATCAATTTTTCTTTAAACCATGATACAATAGTTTCTAAAACACAAGAATTAGAAGCTATGAGCGTTGCCAAGGCTAAAGAAGCCTTACAAATTCTAAAAAATTTAGAGGCTAAAAAAGAAGCTATTAGAATTTTTGAAGAAAGAAAACAATCTGAACAAAACCTAAAAACAATAATAGATCAATTACCAGATAACATAACAGAAACTCCTAAGTTTCATGAAGCTAAAAGTGAAAGCGTTGAGTTATCTGATACAGCTCGCAAAACCTTTGCTAGAATCGGAGCAAGGGCTAGAGAAGCATTTATAGAAGATCAAATAGAGCGGGCTATGGTTTATAATATTCCTTATGAAAGCTACTGGGATGATTACTATAGACTTATGCAGGATATTGATAAATACGAGTTTTTACTTGAAAAAGCAAAAGAATACTGCGTTGATTGGGATATTAGCGAATATGACCCATTAGCATTAGAGCAAGAAATAGAAGAAGCTGAGCATCTTGCTTATCTACAAGACCAAGAAGTACGTTTTTATTATTCTATAACTAGAGGAGTAGAAAGATAAAAATAAGACCTACGCTATTAGAAGGTTTTGGAATCTTAGAAGAAACGTAGGTCTTGTATATCAAATTAAATTGAGGTCAATAATAACGACTAAAGATAGGATCAATAATCATAATTAAAGACAGGTAAACTATGACAGAAAATAAGAAAAAAGTAAACGATTATATAATTCACAGAAAAGAAATATCAAATTTGCTTTTTAATATGGGTGAGGGAATATCAACGCATAGTTTATCTATGTGGCTTAAGTCAAAAACTGATGATGAGTGGGTAGTAGTGCCAAGAGCATTCGTGTACATATCCTTATCATTTTTTGAAGAAAAGGCAACCACATATTCTAAGCAATTACCTCACTACAAAGAAATGATGGAAGAATTTAGAACTATAAAAAACTATTTATAATAATATTATAATATACATAAATTATAATATATTAAAATTAATAAATACTAAAACTAATAAATAATAATATACAAATATTAGGATATTAATATGGAAAACAACCACGCAGAATCTTTAATGAGCGACAAAATTGATGCTTTAGCTGCTGCGCTAAGTAAAGCACAATCACTTATTGAAAATGTCAATAAAGACAAACAAGCTTATGGTTATAAATACGCTGATCTTGCTAGTTGCCTGCAAGCTATAAAAAAACCTCTTGCTGATAATGGATTGTCAATTTCACAACTAGTTACGCAAGATAAAGATAATAAACAGGTTCTTGTTACTTTATTAATCCATGAATCAGGGCAATGGCTAAAATCTGTTTTTGGTATTGAAAACGTAGTAATGAAACAATGTAATTCACTCCAGCAAATAGGAGCAGGAATCACTTACGCTCGGCGTTATGCTTTATCTGCCATAATAGGTCTTACACAAGAAGATGATGATGCTAATAGCGTGCCAAAATTCAAAAAAGAAGAAGAAAGTAAAGACCTTATCAATGAGCTAATTACTCTTTGCAATAGTAATCGTGTAGACACCAAAGCATTTACTAAATTCCACAACATAGATAGTAGCAATATTGAAACTGTTAAAAATGGAATAGCTAATTTTCAAAGTTTAAAAGAAGAGTTTTTACAATCTAAAAATATTCAAGCAGCATGATAATAAGAACTGATATAACACAAGGAAGTGACGAATGGCATAACCTTAGAATAGGCAAGATTACCGGTTCATCTTTTAGCAAATTACTTGGCACTCCTGCTGCAAAAGAAAAATACCTTTATGACAAGGCTAATGAAATAGTAACACGCTCTTTATCTGACGCTGCTAGTTTTAGTAATATTCATATGCAAAGGGGGGATATTATTGAATCAGTAGCTAGAACCCGTTATTTAATTAAAACTTTTTCTGTTGTAAAAGAGGTAGGTATAATAATAATAGATGATTACCTTGCCTGTTCTCCTGATGGTTTAATTGACGAAGATGGACTTATTGAAATTAAAGGGCCAGATTCAAATAATTACTTTCGCCAAGTTTTACAGATTTCTTCAGATGGTTTGAAAGCTATACCAAATGAGTATTATATACAAATGCAGTTTTATATGTACGCTTTAGGTCGTAGTTGGTGTGATTATGTGCTTTATAATGAGCGGCATGAGATTAATGACATGGAAATGTTTATCTATAGAGTACCAAGAGATAAAGAAATGCAAGAAAAGATTGGGCAAGTAGTGGATGAAAGTGTTATCAAAATCAAACAATACGTAAATCAATATTTTACGTTATGTAAAAAAAAAGAGGCGGCGTAGAGATGAATAAATTTATTTTAATATTATCATGTTTAATTTTAACCAGTTGCGCTTCCATTAGAAATCCAACTGAAAAAGAATTAGAAGATTTTAATCAAGAATCTAGCCACTCAGACTTAAGAAATATGGTAAAAGAAACAGTAATGGATTTTTAAACTTCTAAAATTTCAACTGGGTAGATAGCCTCCACCATTTTCTTTTTAGCCTTATAGCTTTCCGTTTTGAATCCTTTTACGTCTTCAATAGTAACAATGCCATTTGCCCAGAATATTAAAAAATCACATACATATTTTACTCCTCCCGGTAAATGAAAAGGTACTTGTCTAAGAAAAAAAAGTACTTCCCCTACGTTTTGCAGTGATTTTAAAATATTATACCTTTTAGCCTCTTTCTGGGAAGAAAACTTGATATTGTCAACTTCAGTTCTTTTTGCGTGAAATTTGTGCCTGAGCATCAAAGGCTAATCTCTAGTTTAATATGCTTACTTCCTATTGGATTCTCTGGGCTTTCATCCAAATAACTCTTAATATTCTGGAATACCTGATAAGTAAGCCGATTAATTAATTCTTCTGAAAATTCTTCTTTTTTAGGTGTGGTTTCTTTTTTAACCTTTACTTCTTTTTCTTCAGATTTAAACTTATCAAGAAAATTGCCATGAGGTTTTGAAAATTCCTGTTCTCCTCTCATCCATGGAGGCATGGCTATATTTTTGACAATAGGGTTTTCTTTTTTGTCTTCTATAATTTTACGCATTATTGCGAATTGTTTAGCTCCTACCATGATTTTATTTTTTTAATTATCCTGTAAATGAGCGAGGAGTAAAAGAATATCCTGGTATTATTACGCCTCCCCACCCTCTTTTTATCGGTTGTATTGCAGTTGCTTGGTTATTTATTAATGTTAAAGGATCAATAGAAAAATGCCTATACCATTCCCGTTGCCATGGTTCTCTCACAGCATTCATGTTTGATACATATTGATTGTACCAAGCATTTTTTTCTGCTTGCAACCTATTAGCTTCATTTATTCTGTGTTGTGCCATTGCTTGTTGTTGAGCTGCTTTTTTTTGCGCTAACTGTTGTTGATGTGTAATTTCTGCTTGGCGTGCTTGTTCCATCCTTTGTTGTTCTAAAGCAAGTTGTCTTAGTCTTTCTGCTTCCTGAGCTTTCCTTTGTTGTGTTTTCATCGCTTCTGCTTGTCTCTGCGTACTAAGCTCTTGCTGCATTTGCGGTATTAGTGCCCTTTCCTCTGTAATCGGAGCGCCAACAACAGGTTGCTCTTTTGCTAGCTCGCTATATCGTGTGTTTAGAGCAGTAAGATTATCTAAACTGATGTTTCTATCACCAAGACCTCTAAATATCTCTCCAAGAGCACCAGAACGTCCTTCTCCTATACCAGCTTGCATTCCTTCTCCTCTTGCAGCTGCTCTCATATGAGGCCATTGCCATAAGTTTTCATTCTGATAATTTTTATATACATCTTCATTTTCTGCTTGCTGATTAGCAAATTTCTCAGCTCCAAGCTTGTTAGTATCACGAATGGTTTTTAATAAATCCCCATAACCTTTTTGGCTTTGAGCTCCTATTTGACCTAATTGTTTTATTTTATCAATTTCTTCTTCATGACCGAGTGCCAGCTGATCTCTTAAAGATTCTTGTAATGTTTTGTTTCTTTGTTCCAAAACAGCTTTATTAAGTTCTGCTGCCCGCTCTTCTGCGGCTTTTAAATGTTGCGGAGACTTGTATTGTCCAAGTCTAATATATTGATTACCAAGAGCTTCTAAATCTTTTTGCATTCTCTCTGCGGCCGATTGTTCAAGCATGGAAATTTTACCTGCCATAGCAGGATTTAATTTACCAAGTGCAGCAGCTGATAGATTTGGATTATCTACTAAGCTTCTTGTAAGCGCTTTTCTTTGATCAGTATAACTATCTCTAAGGGAAGGGTCTAATCTTTCAAGTATATTACCGCTTGCCTGTATTTCCGCAGGTAAATCAGCAACTAATTGTCCAGTATACTTAGTCGGTTGCATTCTTGTTGTATCCCATTGCGCTGATGGTTTTGATGGATCAACACCATAAGCTCTTAGTGCTTGTGCTATTTGCTGAGCCTGCGGCCCTGCTAAATCAGGATGTAATGGTGCATCAGGATTTACCCCTGTCATTCCAAGAGCTTGTTGTAACAACTGAAGTTTCCTATAAGGTTCGTTTGCTTCTCTGTCAAACTGAGCTTTACCTACTCCAATGCCCATATTGTTATAAGCTTGTCTCTGAGCGCCAAATTGCTCTAAGTTCTTAAGTAATGCTTCTCTTTGAGCTTGTTTATTTGCTTGTAAATTCTGGAATGTGCTAGCTGTTTGTCGATTACGGGAACTTTCCAGATTACCGCTTACTCTAGCAAGGTTCTCTAGCGTTCCTTGCGCTTCAGGTAAATATCTTCCTATGTCTTCTTCGGTTTTAGTAGTAAAACCTCCAATTCTTGGCGCAATTGCGCTCCTAAATTCATCTTGGAGTTTATTAAGGATAGGCCCTTGCACAAACCCTCTTTGTGCTCCTTGAAGTTGTCCAAGTAATGTTTGGACATTAGCAGGAGTTATTCCTTGATTATCACGAGATAGGACACTTTCAATCTTGCCTGAATATGGAGCTGGCTTTGCTGCAAATTGTTCCTGCAAGCTTCTTGCCCTTTGCGTTAAACTGGACATTGGGGAAACTGATGCACCCTTATATGGAGCATAGTTTAAACCACCGACTCTTGCTTTTTCCTTGGCCAGTAATTTATAGGCTTCTCTGGTTAATTCCTCAGGAGCGTAAGATGTTTTTGCCATTATTTACCCCTCATATAACTTGCTAAACCTTTTGCCTTAGGAGGAAGATTTACTTTGCCGCCTCTTTTGTGTTTGCGGATATTGGACATGAATTTATAAAGTTCTTTTGCGCCAGCGTCATTATTTCCATCACCCAAGTCTGCGACTACATCAGCAGGAATAACAAACTCGCCGTCAGATAAAACAGCTGGAATTTTATCATCTTGTCCCTTAGTTTCTCCTGCTATATAACGACCAAGCCCTGATGGATATTCCATTTCTTCTACTTCAAAAAAACCATTGGTTTTAGCTTGCCCACCTTTTTTCATAACTAAAGGCTCACCAGAAAAATCAGGATTGTTATAGTAATTTAACCACCTACCGCTTCTTCTATATTCTTCCGGAGTATTACTTTTGACATATAAAGGATCAATAGCAAATCTTTCCTCAGGTAAAAACTTGTTACGCTCTACCCTGCGTTTCATTTGAGCAAGTGATAACTCCTGAGCTTCTTTTTGCCTTAATTCTTCTGGTGTCAACATTAAGCCTTTTTGATAAGCCTTTTCATCTCTAGCTCTTTTTTCTGGAGTTTCTTTTTTAGGTCTGTTCATAAACGAACTACCAACTACTCCAAGTGTTAAAAGGTTAGCTGGGTCAGAAAGGTAATCTTTACTTTTACCAATTAATTTATCCATAAAAGGCAAATCTTCACTAGTCGCTGCATCACTTCCAGCTCCAACACCAAGACCGCTATATGCCGTCGGTACTTGTCCTTTTGCACCTCCCAAAGTCATTGCTGTAGCAAGTCCTGATCCTTTGCCAAGCATTGAACCGATACCGCTTTCTCCTCCAAGGCCCAGCGCAGGTAATATGGCATTAGTGTTTCCGTAATTAGTAAGAGAAGAGGCAAGACCATTAGCCCCAAGTTTTCCCGCCCCCCATCCAAGACCAGAAGCAACAGAGGGAAGAGCAGCACCCATTCCAGCACCTTTTAAAGCTCCTTGTAAAAAGTTTTTTCCACGAGCCTTGTTCTGGACACCTTGACCAAGCGCTCCCCCTAGAATGCCACCTACACCAGGTAAAATCATATTACCAAGGATTGCCCCAGCTCCACCTCCAAGTACACTTTTTATTGCTTTAAACGGATTTTTAAAAAAACCAAACTGAGGTAAACCAGTTTTAGGGTTTATTGTACCTTTTCCGCCTATTCCTTTTAATATTTCAGCTTCTAACGGGTTAATATGAGCAAGGATTGTATCCTCCCCTTTTCCCTGTTGTCTGATCATTTCAGCTAAAGATGGGTAAGGATTTGTTTTTTGACTTTTTACTTTTCCCCCTTCTTTATAAGGAGCACCAACAGGAGTGTTTAAATAAGGAGTAGCAAGTGAAGATTCAAGAGGATATAGATTTTGCTCAGTTACATTTCCAGGCATTGGCTTAGGTATTGATTGATTCATCCCATAAACATAGGGAGTTTTATCATTTTGCCCAAAATACTGATCCTGATATGGATTAAAATTTGTATCTGGTGTTATTGTGTTTTGAAAGTTATTATTAAATTTTTCAAACATTTCTTTCTCCTGGTTCATTTGCCATGATGTTATAAACAATTTTAGCCCATTCCTGCCATTTATCGAAATTTATCGACTTTTTACCCTCTTTGACGGAAAAAGGCGCTGGAATACTGGCTTTCGCAAATATTCCTGTACTTACCACTATATTACCCCATTCCTGCCATTTATCTTCATTTTCAAGTAATGGTAGGTTTTCATTTGGAAAATCCACTGTTAATGCTGCTGCCCAGTCTTTTAAAGCAATATACTCAGGCCAAACTACTTTAATCATTCTTAAGCGTCTCCATCTCCAAGTCCTAGTAACATCATTGTATATCCAATTTCAAAATTCTTATTGGAAGAAAATGTGAAATTCATATGTCTACCTTGTACATTCATATCAAGTTTACCAGTGATTCGTGTAAAAGTAATAGGATCACTTGCTACGTTTGCACTTTGTGCATATTCCTTAGTATTAACAACAAGCGTCATCTGATCGGCATTATCATCCATAAGAAAATCAGGCTCAATTCTTTGTAAATCCACCCATCTATCTACTCCTGTCTGTTGTTTAAGAGGATTAAATGCTGACCAGGAAAATGTTGGGGTAGTAAATGATGAAAGAATTGGTAAAGTTTGTTGGGTAGATCCTCCAGTTGCTACAGGATAATATACTTGGTTTACTCCTACTTCATGACGCCATACGTATAAAAAATCATCAGGACTTATAAAAGCTTTACCAAAAGTACACATGAATCCTAAATCTTCAAAAAATACACCAGAATCTCTATTAATAGCCGTATCATACCAAGAATTTTCACGTTTATTATAAATTAAGGCACGAGTATTTTGCACAGGATTGCCTTGTCCTTTTTCCGGATAAAACCACCAGATTTCGCCGTATTTTGTATTCTTAACGCCAAATACTTTTTGCCTATGATTTAAATCTATATTATTAAAAAAGTAATTTAGACTCATAGTGTTAGGCATTTCCTGTACTATTCCGTTATAGACAAAAAATCTATCTGTACCGACCCAGAAAAAAACCCCGTCATATTCAACTACGCATCTGGAAGAAAGAATTGAAGAACTTTTAGAAATCACATCTATTTTAAAGTTTACGGCAACATCTCCAACGTTAGTAACCTTAACTACTGAGCCAAGAGTCCAGAATAAAATGGATGGTGAATTTGAGCCTCCCCGAATAGCAGACCCAAAAATAACTTTATCGTTAGATATAGTTAATGACCCACTACCCGCTCCTTCAAAAACTAATGGATCAGCTGGCCTGCTATAAGCTACATAACCATTAGAGCCATATATAAATAAATATGGATTACTATAACAGATTCCTCCATTAGCAAGCACGTTAATTCCATTAACAGCAGTTAATTGAGTACCTACTGCTGCTTGAACTGGGCCAGCATATAATACCGGAGCTGCATTTTGAGCTATGTTAGCTGCATTATCAGCTCCAAAACATACGATATTTCTAACTCCATCTCTGATTACAGTTTCAAATTGCCACATAAAAGCAGTTTTTATGCCAAGAGTAGGAGTTATAGACGTTATATATCGTCCTATAAAATTAGGTGTCATTTCAAATTTATAAACCCGTGAAGTATAATTTGGACCACCATCTATTATAGTATTTGCTCCTATATAGGCATAAATATTGTTACTATCTGTCGAAGATGTTAAAAAAATATTTGAAATATTTGGTCCAAGTGCAGAAAATTGATGAACAGTAGCTCTTAATGCTGCTCCTAGCATTCCCCCTGTTTTTTTAACTATTCCCCTCTGAAATCTAATCCACCGACCATCAGTGCAATATTCTGATTGGAACTTTGTACCATCCCTTTTGATCCCTGGCTTATATGTTAAAGGAAAAAGATTGCCTGGCATATTAATCTACATCCCTCTTAGCTACTCGGTCAGTATATAGTTTCTCAGCGTCCTTATTAATGCTTTGAAGTGCCCTGTTGTATAATGATTCAAACACTGGTACACGCTCATCTCCTTTTAAAAAAGGGATAGTTTCAAGCATAGAGGCATAAAGCAATAAACTTGGATACCTAACTGTTAAAAAATTAGTTGGGTTTTCAGCGTTAAATAAAGGAAGAGCTAAATAAATTAACGTAAAAAAGTAATTTTGATCGGGTGTTGGAGCTAAATAAAAAGAACTATAGTTATTATAATCAGCATAAAAGAGAGGGGTTGCCCTGTTTTCACTTGGGTTTGGCCAGTAAGCTTGGCAAAACTCCAATGTTCTAAGTTGTAAAACAGATAAACTACCTGGGCTAATAGTTAAACTTACAGTTTCCTTCCAGTCAGCTGGTTTATCTAGAAAAAACTGATTTCGTATTAATCGCTCAGTTACAACTTTTTCAAAACCAATATTTTTAGCTTCTGAATAAATCCTGTTTATTGCCTGATTAATAAAATTAGGTATCTGGCTAATAAAAAATTCATCAGTACGTTTTGAATATTGTTTAATCTGCTCTGTTAGAGAGTTGTAATCCATTTATTGTCCCTCCCTATTTGCTGCCATCGTTCCGCTAGTTGCTAATGGACGCCCATAAATACGCTCTAACATAGAAACTAATGTTTCCTTGTCTTTAATGTTTTTAGTAGGAGTTAATAAAAGCTTTGCCGTTTCTGGATCAAGTAAGGCCTTTTCTATTAAATCCTTTTTCGCTGCATTTTTAGAATTTTTAAAAAAATCTCTGATTGTATCGTAAATAATACCTCCACCAGGTATAGCATAAGCTGTAGTGTCTCTGAGTAATTTACTACTAGCTGTATCAAACAAACTGTTTAATAAAGTTGTTTCTGATTGTGTGTTTGAACCAGCTGCTCTTCCAAGGGTTGCAACCATGTTGCGTTTTTTAAGTATTTCGTTTACATCTCCCAAAACTTTTATTTGGTCAGCATCAAATATTAATTCCAATTTAGCTTTGTTTTTCTTAAGAAATTTATTCATCTTGTCAAAAGAAAGGGCTTTTTCACCGCTTGAAAGCTCAGTGCTATTTAATAATTTACTGATTACACCTCCTCTTACCGTATCCAAAGTTTTAGGATCATGGCCAATCTGTTTCATTAAAGCTTTCGTATTGTTTAAACTTCCGCTTAAAATCATGTCAGGAATTTTTTCAGGAGATAGTAAGAACTCTTGACCAAAATTATCTTTTTTTACAAATTTACTAAGTAAAGGCTCTTTTTCTATAGCTGAAACAGGTTTTGATAATTGTGCATAGGTAGACCGAGCAATTTGCTCCTCAGGAATTATTGCCATATCAGCAAGGATTTTTTCCTTAGCTAAAGATAAAACACGGGCAACTTCATTATTACCTGATTTTTTAGCAGCTCCAATTCTTCCAGAAATGTCTTTTAAAGCGTTTGTAACTTCAATAGGTAGAGGAAGACCTGTAATCTGTTCTTGGAGCTGTGCGCGCACTTCTGGGCTTAAATTAGCGTATTTTTTATTAAAAGCAGCAAGTTCTTTTTTAGAAGCTTGATTACTGCTTATTAAACTTTCAACATCCTTAAGAGCTTTTTTAATATCACCTTTTGCATATTTACTTTCATTTTTTAGAAATTCAGCTGTTTGTGGCAATCTTACGCCTGTTTGTAATTCATTTACTTTTTCATAAAGAGGAGCAGTAACTTCTGCTCTTTCCTTAATTGCTGTTTCCAGATTTCTAGCAATAGGTTTTCTTATGCTTTCACCAGTCATTTCTGGAGTTAAAGAAGTATTTCCTAATTCTTCCAGTTTTTTTCTCATTAGCATATTATTAGCTACATTCCTTTCAGCAACCGCTGGAATATTAGGAGTCATTGCTCTATGTAATCCTGCAAGCCCTGCGTTTTCCGCAAGTTCTGCGGTAGTTAGGTTAGTACCAAGTGGCCCTTCGGTGTTTAATCTTTCAAGAACAGTAGGTAAATTTTTCTCGCCAACTCTTTCTCGAAGCAAATCCCCTACTTCTCTTTCCAAACCTGCTTTTCTTGCTTTAGGGGTGAATTTTGAAAAAAAATTAACAGGAGCTTTTGCTGCAGCAACACTTCCTGGGACTAAAACAGTAGCAGCAAGATCAGCAGCAAGTGGATTAACACCCCCCTCTTGTAACATGCCAGAGCCAGCACCAATTGTAGCTCCTTTGCCAAATTCTTTAGCCAGAGCCCCCACTCCTTTATTAACTAAACTAGGGCCACCGAATCCAAGTAATGAACCTCCAAATTCTGCTGCATGAGATGCTATCCTTTGAGCACCAGTTGTGGGGTGAGGTTCTAAATCAATTCCTATGTTTTTAGCTGTGTTGTTAATCAATTCAGATGGACGAGTCACATTTTCTGAACTAAAAATATTAGACTTATCGTATGTTACAGGTTCTTTACCCGCTGCTCTTCTTATTAAATTACCAGTATCATTTAAATAAGTTTTTAGCCCTATTTCTCCTAAATTAGCAATGTTAGCTGGAAGATCAGGAATCGAAGTCGCCCCTTTTAACGTAGATTTTCCAATTAACGCTGGCCAAGAATCCCCTTGAGGAACACGTTTATATTGAGATAAATCCAACCTATTTGGAGCTTGTCTTTTATATTGTGATAAATCTATCCCTTTCATTGCCTTACCAAATTAGGATATTGGTTTTCTACCTCTATAACCATGTCAGCAGGCACATCAAAATATTCGTTAGTTTCAGGATTTAAAAAACTGACAAAACCACTAGAATTAGGTACTTCTTCTGAAGAAACAGCGGTTTCTGACCCTATAGCTCCTTGTTCTAGTTGTTGTAAATCATAAGGGCTAATATGTACTCCATATCTTAAACTTGCCTCAGAAGCTTTGTAACGCTCATTCATTTCTTGAGTGAGATTATTAAGCTTCTCTTCAAAAACGTCAGCAGGATCACTTAAAGAAGGAAGAAGACCTTTGTTTTCAAATCTCTTAACCATCCCCTCAGATAAAACGCCACCTTTTATTTTTCTTTCCAGCTCAACAGCGAATTTACCAAGCTTAGCTTCCAAGGCTTTTCTTTGGCTAGTTTCGTTTCTTAAATTTTTATCTTTTGAAAAATATCCAAACAAATCTTTTGCACTATTTGCGGCAGTTCCTATTCCATAAGGAGTCATTGGGTCTATCAAATCATCTTTGGCCGTTTCTCTAAACTTGTCATAATCTTTTTTTATAGATGAAAGTTCTTGCAAGATTTCACCGGATGCTTTTTTGTCTTTAGTGTATAACAAACGTTCTGATTTACTTCCTATCGGTATAAAGTTTTCACCAAGCCCAGAAATGTTAACATTCATTGCTGGGTTGTTTTTTTGAGCCATTAGATTATGATGTCTTCTCTGCTCTTCTAATTGCGCCTCTGAATGTTGCCTTTGCCACGCTCTCTGTTCTTCAAGGGCACGTCTGTCTTCTTCTTGTCCTTGATACTTTAAAATTTGATTAGCAAGCGTATTATTTTCATTTAAAGCGCTTGTTTCTTCTTGATTGTAAGTAGTAAGCGCGGGGCTCATAGCTCTTCCAACAGATGCAAAGTTATTGAAAAAACCTCTTTCTCGTGGTTGCTGAGACATGTTGTTTGCAAAAGCAAGCATAGAGCTTCTAAGGGCTTTATCTTGCTGTTTTTGAGTCATACCAAGTGACGCTCTAGCACTTTCAATAGCTTTGCTTATTCCAGTGTCAAAAGGGTTGTAGTTTTGCTGGTTAGGAACAGGTTGTCCCAATCCTTGCATTTGATTGTCAGGAGCTTCTTGACTCTGGCTATTTTGAGCTTGTAAATAATTTAAAATCGCTGGATTCATATTTACCTATGCTGTTTGGACTGTTACCCAAGCTACATTAGTGCGCAATTTTACTGTATTATTTGTTGTGTTATAATACATAAATCCAGCTACTTGATTTGCTCCAACCTCAACAGCAGCAGCAGTTCCTGAAGGTAATATAAAAGGTGAGCTTCCAGCTACTAGACCAACGCCAGTGACTGTAGTAGGACTTGTAGTTAATGTATACCAAGCTCCATTTTGGTAAGACTGGAATAAATTAACACTTGTATTATATATGATAGCACCATTAGCAAGAGTAGCTGCTGGTATAGCATCTCTTTGAGCAGTAGTTAATTGCGGTGCATAAAGCCCGTTATTTTTATTAGTTGAAACTGGTGTGATTGCCAGATTTGGCACACGTGTAATAGCTGGTTTTGGCATAAAATCCTCTTAAAATTTTATAAAAATTGTTAAGATTCTTTTGTGGATAAGAACGATAAACCCAGCTTGCGTTTTTAAGTTACGCAGAAACTTTTTACTATTTATATTATAGCACGTTTTTTTTTATTTTAATTTTTGTGTTAATTAAGGAGGAGGTAAAGGCAAGTCATTTAATCTGGTGTAATTAACCTCACAATCAAATATTTGCGTATAGCCATTAGAGAAACATATTAGACTATCTGCTATTATAGGATTTGGAGCTATGCTATATTCTAAAAAAATTTGCAAGCCTAGTCTCTCCAGAACGTCAACAGTTTCATAAGCTTTGACTTCGAACTGATTGATTATAAAAGTTGTAACAGCAGTATCACCTGTTCGTTGTCTTTTTAAGTTAAACCTTATGTCCTGCGCTCCTCTGTTACATATATTAATACTATTGACCTGCAACGGGTGTAGATTTAAACCGCTACCCGTTGCTAAAATAGTTGTAGGGGTGGACGCAAGACCTGAAAAAGGATTAACAGGATAATCAACAAAAATCCCCATTTATTTTTCCTTGTTTATTCTTCAGGAAAAGATGGTACTATAACTTTTAATTCTCTTATTCCTTCTTCAGTTCTATCAAGAATTTTTCTTAAGCTATTACAGGTATCTT